TGTAAGTTTAGAGCAAGATATAACGATATCGTCACGAATGAGTTCTCTTGGAATAGAGTCTAGTTCGGTTGGGTTTGTTTTAACCCAATCCCACAGGCGCTGAACCTCCCTATCTCTCTCGAGATTGAGAGTTTCCTTATCCTCTTCGTATTTCAAATCTCTAATGAGACCCGAGACACGAAGCGGGTAAGATTCCCCGAGAAGTTCTTCTACAGCCTTACGGTCGTAGTACTTCTCGATTGATCCCAGTCGTAACAATTTTGAGTTTGATCGCCATGCGCTGATAAATTCCGTGAGGAGTTCATCAGTCAATGGCATTGTTGACTCCACGAACGACCTAACGGTCAAACGTGGAAGATCCGGTTTCGCCTCTCCGAAGAGGGATTCCCGCTCAACAAGTTTCATCTGGATTTCGGTTTCCGATATTATCTTTGTTTTAAGTCTACCCACTAGATAAGGGCAGAACGCCTTCACGTTTGGCGAACTTAACACTAGATGTTCTTCGAATTCCGGTCCAAGAGGGAAACGATCAAATACTCGAATCGTTTCCGGCCCGCGATGGTTTAAGAGATTATTACTAATCCGCTTTCCATTATCCTCTCTCACGAGAGCGGCTTTCATCAGTCGAGCATAATACTCGGCCATCTTCCCCTTCCTCTGCATTCGTAAGAATCTAGAGAAATTCGAATCGTGGTCAAATAGTATAGGCTTGCCTGTTGAAACCAGATAAGCTGGAAAGTAAACAAACTCGGGACGGCTTAGGTTACTCATGCATAGATCCTGGATCCAGCTGGCTAGGTGGAACTGCCCGAAAGAGCGAGTCCCCGAGCCATACTGGATTCTTTTACCTAGTAGGGTGATCTTACCTACAACATTGGACGAGAAATATCCATTTCCCGGATCCCCATCACTGAGGATTTTCACCGGTGGATAATCTATGAATGGGAGAGGACCTTTTCCGGTCTTCCTCATTGTCCAGACTTCTGTTGTTTTGGTAGGATCCCTTGGTATGGCAGTAACTTCTTCCGCTAGGAAGACATGGTCAGAAACTAGGGTGTCATCCTCACTGAGGACGAAGCCCATTCTTTCCATGCGTTCTCTGTAGACCTTCAAGCACCGATCAGCATCTGGACTAATCGTTACATGGTCGTCTCCGACCAACGCCGATAGGCGTGGAACTGGCATCGCTTCAAGAGCGACCAGTCCTGCAGCTGTTAGTACAGTTTTTGATCCGTGGTCTCCCATAAAGACGCCTCTTCTCGAGACGCCTTGAATGAGATTCTCAAACTTTGAGCTAAACGGTCGTGATGAACTCAGTAGTTTTACAACAACTGAGAAGTACCATTCCGGTACTTTCAACACAGACTGTATTTGCCTAAGAATGGCTCGAATCGAACAGAAATACGCGTTATCTGTTGCAGACTCAAGGTCTGATAAAGCAGCCTTGACCTTGTACTCAGGCTTAAATAACCAATCCAATTTTGGATTAGATGCGGTCATCTGTAAAGAAAACCGCCATCCATGGTTAGCCGCCATAACCCCTCCTGCAGCCTCTTCCGAGGTTTTCAGCAGTTGGTAAGTTAAATGAGCCCAAGGGGATAGGATTGTTGAGTGATAAAAAGAAGGAACAGTTATGATCCTACTTTTCTCACCCCACTCTTGGACATTGCTTACCCTAACGGGTAACAGAGAATCGGGATCTTCTATAAATCTCCGTAAGGAGTAATGTAGAAGGAAATCCCCGGTTCTGTTCCTTGAGTGTATCAGATTCCTAGTTGGTATACCAGTATCTAAGCAGATTTCATTGGTAACTATCTTTGATTGTATCAACCTGGAGGCCATACCGGTCTTCC